GAATCCGTCCATAAGCTGCTCTCCGATCAGATTAAAAACCTCGACCTCTCCGACTTCTACGCGGTTTACAGCAACGCGATCATCGGCAAGAACGGGACAGAATTTGCCTTTACTGGCCTTCTGGAGCACACCGTTACGTCGATCAAGTCCTACGAGGGGGTCGATATCTGCTGGATCGAGGAAGCCCAAACCGTCTCCGGGGAGTCGTGGAACATTCTAGTCCCCACGATCCGTAAAGAAGGCAGCGAAATCTGGATCAGTTTCAACCCAGAACTGGACACCGATGAGGTCTATCTTCGGTTCGTCGTGAAGCCGCCGCCGGACGCGGTGGTAGTGGAAATGAACTGGCGCGATAATCCGTGGTTCAACTCGGTCCTGGAGGGTGAGCGGGCGCACGCGAAGGCCACGCAAGACGAGGATGAATACAACAATATCTGGGAAGGTCGGACGCGCAGCGCGGTTGCGGGCGCGATCTACGCGCAACAGATCCTCACGATGTCCCAGCAGGGCCGGATTACGCAGGTGCCCTACGAACCGCGCCTACAGGTGCATGTGGTCTTCGACCTGGGGTGGAGCATGGTCTGTGGGCTATGGCAGCGCGGCATGGGTGGAGCCTTGCGCGGGATCGGCTACATAGAGGAGCGGGACAAAACGATTGACTGGTTTGCAGCCACGCTCAAAGGTATGCGGCTGAATTGGGGGCACGTCTGGCTGCCGGCGGACGGGTTTGTGCAGAACTTTCAGCATCCGACGGGAAAGAGTGCGGAGGAGATTTTCCGGGCTGCCGGGTTCACGGTCATGGCCGTGCCGAAGCTTCCCACGGTTGAGGCGGGGATCAGGGCTGCGAAGATGATGTTTGGGCAGACATACCTCGACGCCGACGCGATGGCTGCGTTCATCGAGCACGCCAAGCGGTATCGGCGTCACGTCAGTAAGTCCGGGGTCGTCGGCGATCCCCTACACGATGAGCACTCGCACGCGGCAGATATGTATCGCTACACCGCGCAAGCGGCGGAGTCCATGACGAACGAGAGCGATCCTCGACCGGTCCATGTCCCCGCCTACGAGCCGTTTGATACGGCGACGGGGGTGTTGGGGTAGTACCGTAGCCTCTTGAGTGGGGGAGCGAAATGCCGCTGATGCAGGCGACCAGTAACGCCGCACGGCAAGAGAACATCCGGCGCGAGATAGCAGCAGGGAAGCCCGTGAAACAAGCTGTGCGAATTGGCTACGAAGTCCAGCGTAGAGCGAGGGCGAAGGCGAAGCAAACGAAGCGGTAAGGGGGAACGGTATGCCGGACTACATTAAGCACTTTGGGCGCATTGCAGAAGACAGCGTGACCAGGCCTGCCAATACCACGGCCTATACAGCGGGCGACGTGGTAACGGAGTCTACGGCTGACGCCCTGGAATTTCTTGGGGATGAGCAGCGTATCGGAGTGAACATCATCCATTCGGCGGTCTGTATCTCCAGCGCCAACCAGGGCACGAAGCCGGACCTGGAATTATGGCTGTTCGACGCTGACTTGACGCCGGCCGACGACAATGCGGCTTTCGCTCCGACCGATGCACAGATGCGGACGTTGGTGGGGGTCATCGAGTTTCCGGTGGCGTCCTTCAAGGTCGGCAATTCAGGGTCCGGCGCGGATGGCAACGTGGCCTGCGAGGTCCAGGACCTTGACATCGTGTTCAGCCCGAAAGCCGCCGGCGGGATGCTCTACGGGGTGCTCGTGGTCCGCAATGCCTATACGCCCGTGTCGGCGGAGCGATTCGATATTCGGCTGGGGATCGTGGAGTAAGGAGGATAGACGCGGTGAGCATGAGGGAAAGAGCGATGAGGCTGTCCACGCGAAACGAGGCCATGCTCGCGGTCGCAATCCTGCTTCTGGTGGGGATGCTGTTGGCGGCTCGCCTGGAAGCCCAAGAGCCCGCCCCTGTGGACCCCGTTACTCAATGCCGGGCCTATCTGGAGCTGGTCGTGAAGGACCGGGCGAATGCACAAACTGAGGCTGCCTACTTTGCAGCGCGGGTCCAGGCACTCCAGGAGGCCAACAAGGCACTGGAGGAGAAGGTAAAGAAGCTGGAAGCGAAACCGGAAGACCGCCCCAGGGAGGCGAAGTAGATGGGCTGGCCTGTGCATGTTCTTGATCCAGTCACGGGCAGCAGGGTGAGCCTGGCGGCATTTCGCCGGTTTACCGACGCCATCCCGCGCCTACTCTGGCTGCGAATATCAATACATGTACCAGACATCTGGGCCACACTCGCCACTACCCCTAATCCGCCACGTTGCGAATTTTTCGATGGGACAGAGCGAGGGCGAAAAATGGTCATGGCGTACCTGGTCGGCATGGCTACCGCTGAAATCGGCCCACTCTTTGATGTGACGCGACAGCGCGTCCATCAAATTCTCCACAAGGAATTATACCGGCAATGCGAGAGTGCCGGGCGATGGATGGTGAGACCTGCATGAGAGTCCGCGAGTTCACCGCCGCGTTTACGGGGCAGTTGTCGGTTGTGGAGGGTATCCACGTGCCTCGGTTGCGGGTCGAGCAAGGCCATAAGTACCGTCTGGAGATCGCAGACAGCGGGCAGGGGAGACTGATGGATTTAACCCTGACCGACCAGGATAACACCACGGGCAAGGGACCACTGGATGCGGGAGCCGTATCACACGGTTGACGAGGTAGTTGAGATCATCCGGGACCTGTATAAATCCAGGAATGTTCACGGGCCGATTGAGCTTGTATTCCGTGATTCGAAGGTCGTCTTTATCCGCGATGGGCGCGGATACCAGCCAGGGGAACGCCCCCCGGTAACTCTCACATAGCCCTCCGATAGGGAGCGCAGGGAGACCCTGAGCCCTATCGAGCCGGTCACTGACCGGTTCGGTAGGGCTTTTTGTTTTTCTCAAGGAGGTTGCCATGCCGCGTACAGACATGAATCCCCTCTACGTTTCTCCCTACCTGTCGGTGCTCTGCGACAAGACCGGTCGCCTTCGGGGCGTCCAGGATCACACCGGCAACCGCGATACGATCTGGCTGGAAGACTCCATGCTGGAACAGCGGGCCGGGACGCCTCGCTACGTGGACTTCCGCACCGCCGCCAACGGCGGCAAGGGGTCGAACAGCAACGACGGGCTGAGTCCGGACACCCCGCTCCTCACGATGGCGGCGGCGATCACGGCGGCCCAGAACTACGACTCGATCGGGTTTATCGGGACATGCACGGAATCGGGGCTGACGCTGAACAAGGTGGGCGTCCACATCTACGGCATGGGTCGGCACTACGGGACCCAGTGCATTTGGAACCCCAGCTCCGACGCTATCGCCCTTACGCTCCAGGCGAAGGGGTGCGTGTTCTCCAACTTCAAGGCAGAGCCCGGCCCGAGCGTCGCGTTTATCAAGGCGGTTCGTACGAGCGGGACCGTCAACCCCGCCGATCTCTGGCTGGTGAGCATCGAGGGCAACACCGGGAAGTACCTGCTCGAAGCGGGCGACATCGACAACGTGCATCTGATCAATGTGTTCGCGCACGACATGGATACCCCCATTCGCTGCGTCAACGGAGAGCCGAAGCGGTGGCTGCTGGCCGGTTGCCGGTTCTTCAACAACGACAACCACTTGGTTGCGCGGCTGAACGACAGCGAACTGGTGGGCTGCCGCTTCCAAGCCCAAGGCGTGAGCAAGACCGCGGCTACCAAGGTGGACCTGCGCAACGGCGCGAACGGCCGCAACCTCGTACATCAGTGCTTTGTCGGCGGCACGTTCTCGAACGCCGGCGGCTACTACGCGGGCAGCAACGATGAGTGGGTCAACAACTGGAACGTGGGCGGACTGCGGCATGGGAACCCGGCGTAACTGGATCGCCTTCGCCGGGTGGTGCGTGGCGGGCGTACTCCTTGTGGGGTGCGCCCTGCCGCACACGCGGGCGTACATTCCCGATCCGTCGCTCAAGTCGGATACGACGTTGGGCTATGCAACCGAGCAGAACCGGCACGACATTCGGCTCTACCCTGGCGAGCCTGCCCTCGTCGAAATGTGGGTTGCGGAGGCGTTCCCGTTCGGGCAACTGCGCCATAGCAAATGGATGACGGGTCCCTACCCGTTTACGTCGGATGTCTGGTTTCCGGGCGGGATTCCTACGCGCAAGGGTGAGTCGTTCGGGTTTCAGATGTACGAGGGGGTAAAGGTCGAGGGCGGGAAGTACAGGGAATTTCGCCGCAACGGCTGGGCCTGGACCCCGCTGGAGTTTCACGCAAAGAGCGTGTGTGAACTGCGCGGGATCGAAGACTGCTGGCCGAGCGAGCAACATGGCGTACGGGGCAAGGGCGATTTAGAGCCGGGCGCGGTCTGCCCCGTCGAGAATATGGCGGGGTGCTGATGGACCAGGCGCTCACACGGCGCGGAGGCGCGTACCACGTGGAGGTGGCGGTCTATCCAACCGGGCGGATCGAGGGGGCCTGGACCGTGACGCGGTGCGGCGGATCATTCACCGAGCGGCAACTGCATCGGTGGCGAAGGCGCTGTACGGCCCGGACGCGGGTGCCTATCCAATTCTCATGGCATGGTCGGTGCTGGCGGGGGACTGCACGGGTGCAAGCCGTTGAGGCATCCGGGCGTATGGTCTTCGAGGGCTGCGGGGCGTTGCAAGAGGTCCACCGAAAAGGAGAACGGAGATGATGCGCAAGGCGTTGCTCGCTAGTTTGTTTTTGGTCGCACTGAACGGCTGCGCCATGCTCCAGGGCGACAAGCTGGAGATCCTGCAAGATAGGATCGAACTGGCGGTGGGGGCACTGGGGGCCGGAGAGTGGAAAGTCTCCGGGACGCTCTCGAAGGATGGCGTCACCTACGGGACAGCCGAGATTTCCTGGGCTTGCCGGAAGGGTAGCGACGGCAAGTTGGCCGGCTGTTCCGAGCCGGTGGTGGCTTTCAAGCCGTTGCCGTAGGAAACGGGATGAGTCTGACGATCGAAATACCGGACGCAATCAAGCGGCTGCTTCGGCCGGTTGCGGAGCAGGAGGCCTCTATCAAGCAGAGGCTAGAGGCGTTTGGGCGGGCTATCGCCGACAAGCGGAAGGAGGCGATCGCGCATCGGCAGAGCAGCGGGATTGAGGATGTGTGGGAGGTCTGTAGGGATGCCTACATTGGCCGCGATGAGGCGAATCGCGGTTTCTTTGGCCCGAACAAATGGGTCAAGCCGATGACGAAGGATGGGCCGGTGGAGGCCGATCAACCGAGCAAGTCGGCGAACCGGCGGTCCACTGTCTTCCCACCGCTGACGGCGCGGTATGTCGATGCCGGTGCGGCCAAGGTCGGTGAAAGCATTATTTCGCCCGATGATAAGTCGTTCAGTTTCGAGCCGACCCCGGTTCCAGACTTAGCGAAAGGGCGGGACGACCTGACGCCCGTGGAATCCCAAAGCGTGCCCGGCACGTTCCTGGACCGAGCCGCCACACCGGAGGAGATCAGTCAACTGACGGGGTTACAGGCAGGCCAAGTTCCAGAACCCCAACCGGAGACGTGGCCGCCCCGCGTGCCCTTGACGACCAAGGACCTCGTTGAAGAGGCGTACCGGATTGCAGAGGAGAAGGCGAAGAAGGCTGAGCGCCGTATCGAAGACTGGCTTGTTGAGTGCGGCTACCGAAAGGAAGCCCGGCGGGTAATCCGCGATATGGCCATGTACGGAGTCGGCGTGCTCAAAGGACCGTTCGCCTCACGGGTCAGGGGGCAGTCGGTCTCTGTACTCAAGGGCCAGCCTGGCGCGAAGGACCGCATCCTGTACCAGATGTCCGAGAAGGTACAGCCGGCGGTTCGGCGGATCAAGCCGTGGAATTTGTACCCGGACCCCGCGTGCGGGGAGAACATCCACGATGGCGACTACATCTTCGAGGTAGACCGGTTCTCACCTAAGCAAGTCCGCGCCCTCAAGAAGCATAAGGGCTACCACCAGGACTTGATCGACCTGGTGTTAGAGCAAGGCCCGCAGTACGCGACCACGAACACGCACACTGAAAATGTCGAACAGGATGAACGTCTCCGCTACGAAATTTGGTATTTCCACGGGACGATCAGCCGCGCCGAGTTGGAACTGATGAATCCAGAGGCGGTCGTGGGCATCCCGGAGGAGCAAAAGGAGGTCTATGCCGCAGTCACGCTCATTAACGATACGGCGGTCTATGCCTCCGTGAATATGCTGGATTCCGGCCGGTTCCCATACCAGGCGATCCCGTGGTTGGAGCGAGACGACTATTGGGCGGGGATCGGGGTGGGCGAGCAAATGATCCCGTCGCAGAAGATCATCAAGGCTGCCGTGCGGGCGATGCTCAATAATGCGGGCGCAGGTACGCAGATTGTCGTCAACCGGGAGTTGGTAGACCCCGCCGATCACGAATGGTTGCTCTACGCCCAAAAAATCTGGCTGGCGAAGCAGGGGACCGCCGATGTCACCAAAGCGTTCGGCGCGTTTACCGTGCCTAATGACACCGCCCAGATGCTCAAGATTATCGAGTTTGCCTTCCGGCTGGCGGAAGAATCGAC